TCTGATTGCTTGTTGGTCTTATCTTTAATCTTTTTGCTGTTTCTCTTACATATCTACCAGGTCCCCAAAATGCTATGAATAAAACATTGGTGACATCATCACTGTGGATGTGTCCGCCTGTTCCCATTGTGCTTGTAGCAAAGTTCAATGTTTTGCTGTGATTGTAAGCGGCAAAGTTTGGATCTGTTGTGTCTCCATCAAGTTTACCACCTGTCCATAATTCTTTGTAATGTTCAGACAATGTTGAAGCTGAAGTGAAGTTATCTGTAAAATAGTCAACCTCAACCAAAGCTAATATCCTAGCATCTGTAGATGGTGCACTACTCACTGTCTTTCCTAGAGTTTTTGAAAGAGCAACATCAAAATCAACACCATCTCCACCTGAGGCACCAAATGCTCTTGTCATATTGCTGTTGTCTATGTTCAGTTGGAATGCTGTAGAAGTTATTGCAGAAGTGTCCCCACCAATGGCTAGACCAAACCAAGTAAGTTCATAATCTTCAAAACCACTCATTGTCAATGCACTCAATTGTGCCTGTGAACTTGATGCTTGAGTATGGAATAAAACTTCTGTGTTAAAATTTACTGCTAGTTGTGATGAAGCTGTTGTCTCTGGTGCTTTTACAAATGTTGGCATACTACACTGACCTCACTAATATTCTACCACCTGTGTTCACTGCCGCTTGTGTCATATAGTATAAAACCCTAGGAGTTGAACTGGTTGGTGTAAATGTAAATGTTCCGTTTTCTGTTTTTGTTGTTGTGCCTGTGGCCGCATTGGTGCTTGATACACCTGATGTAAATTCTGCACTGAAATCTGATGTTAAGAAAAATCCGTTGCCTGATCCAAGATTGTCACAAGTGAAAGTATATGAAACTCCATCGTACATCAATAGATCTGGTCTTGCAAGACCATCTAACAATAACACATTTGTGGCATAGGTAGTGTCATTTGCTCCTGTGGTATTTCCTGCAATGGCGGCATTTTTCCACCAACGGAATGGACTGTCATCTGCTCTGATATCTGTTCCAAGTGTGACTGTGAATGATGAGGCGTGCGGTATCAACCAAGTTCCTGGTGCATCTGATGTCCCAAATGGATTGGCCGCTGATGTGGTAAACAATCCAGCATCATTCAACATAGTGTTAAGATGTTTGCCTTCAAACTTGTCAATGTCGCTGTTGTATTGTAAAACAAAACCATTTGTTAAATTTGTTGTGACATCTGATAATCCTTGTAAGAAACCTTGCCTTGTGACATTGTTAGCAAGATTGGTTGTAGAACCTTTGAATATTGAAATATCAACATCTTTTGATTGATCACTCATTTTTTCATTTGTTGACCAATCTGTCACTGTGCTTGTTCTTTGTTTTATTTCTACACCATTTAATTCTGTGAGACCTGTATCTACATCTTCTAATGGTCTGTTGTTTATCACTGTGTGATTCTTCACTGCTGATTTAATTCCATTACAATCACCTTCGCTCATTAAAATTTTGTAATGTTTGAAATTGATTGTGTCTTTGACTGTGCCTGTTAAGTTTGTTGATGCTTGGGTCACACCTTCATCTATTATGACACCTTTGGTAAGAACTGTTCCATACACTATAGGTATCTTTACTGAAGTTGTATCTCCTGATCCTGCTTTGTAGAATTGTTGTTCAGATACATCACCTGCAATGGTATTGTTATCTCTATTTTTGATAACATCAGCATTGTGTTGTGCCGCATTAGATATATTACTAAATGTATCTTGTGTTCTAGTCTCGCTCATTTGTTTTCGTTCCTGGTGTTCCTGCTCTAAATTGTCCCATAAAAGGCAAGTGTGATGTGGCACTTCCAGATGCCCATCTTAGTCTACAAGCTCTTATGTTTTTAGAACAATAATCAGCACTGGCTGAACTTGTTGAATTGTTTTCTCTATCAAAGTATCTTGTGTCACTATATCCACTGTCTCCATTTGTTTGTTGTCCATATGGGCAACCACCATCTGCTACTGGAGTATATGCAAAGGCATCATTAACATAAGTTCTGTATCTTAAACTACATAAACCTGCTGGCATTTTTCTATTTGTTTCTGTTTTTTGTTCAAGTCCTAGACTTGGTGTAAGTTCTAAAACATAACTCTTGTCATCTGCATCTAAAATACTGTTTACGAAAAATCTACTCTTAACACCACTCAATAAAACTTTGTCTGCTGTTATGGATCCACCAACTTCAAATCCCCAACTGCTGTCTGCATTGTATTCGTGTAATGTAAGGAATCTTGTGACTGTTGTTCCACGAAATGGAAAAGGTGGTAAATGTCCTAAGTTGGTCCAACTTGTTATCAATGAAGCCACATTGGATAAAGCATCAAATGTTGATCTATTCACTGTCAATGTTGGCTTGTTTGGTCTTTCACTTAATGCACTAGAAACACCTGACATTGAAACAGCACAATGATTGAATGTTGTTCCGTTCATTACGATATCAGAACCATTTGCTTGTCTGTGATTTGTTATTTTTACATCTGTAGAAACAGCATCAAAGAATCTTGGTGCTATCGTACTAAAATCAAATTTATATAATTCAATAGGTGTGTGTTGATTTATGTTTTTTGAATCATTAATAAAATTTGGCATTATTTGTCCTCTACTAATACCGCCGTGAATGTGTGTAGCAAAGGACCTGATAAAACTTCTTTAAATTCTCTAATGTAATAATTTCTTGTTGTGCCATCAGTAGGTGATGTTGGTGCTGTTATTGTTTGACCTTTGCTGTAAAATTCATACCATTCTCTTAATAGATTAGAATCAGTTGTATCTAAATTTTCGTGAACTATTGTGTAAATTCTTGTTAAGTTGTTTGGTCCATCTGGTATCCTTTGAGAAAAACCATCTGAGAAATTTATAATGGTCATTCTATTTTCTGTATCAACAGTTGAATTGACACTTGGTCCAACAGATATAACATTTGAATTTGTGTCAGTTGGCGATGGATGAACTGCTGATGCTGTGTTGGCCATTATGCAAATCTCCCTTGTGTTGACATTATTTTAATACTTTCTTCTAATACTCTACCAGCCATTCTGTTTAAATCAGTTTGTGTGACTGTGCCTGATGAACTTGTTCCTAGGTTTCCTGTAATGTTAAAATTAAACACAGGAGAAACACCTGACTTATCTTTTGATAAAGGTGTTATGGTTGCAGGGCCAGTTATTAATTCTGGACCAGATTCGCCAGCTATACCAAATTTTCCTTTTGGTAATTTTCCGCCTTTGCCAAAGAATCCTCCAAATAAACTCATTGCAGGTCCAATTAGACTACCAAGTCCTCCACCTGATCCTCCACCAAATCCTCCGCCTGATATTAGATTGCCAAGCTGTCCTGATATGGCTTGTGATCCTAAATCAATTAACGCATCTTTGAAACTCTTTGTTCCTTTCAATACACTAGACAAATTACTTGATATAGAACTTTCCATTCTGTTAAATGATCCTGATACTGATGATGTTGCTCTATCAACTGGATCTACCAATATGTGATTCAGATTGCTGTCACTGAATTCTGTTCTCATTATCTGAGTCGTGCCTTCACTCATTGATTTTGTTGAAGCTATTGTGTCTCTTTCCATTCTATGGAATTCTCTCAATACTCCGTCAACCATATTAGGAACAATTGATCCACCTACTACTTCGTGTTCAGTTTCGCTAAACCAACCTGTGACTCCTTCATACAAACCTTTCACAGAATCAACGGCTTCATCTTTCATTTCAGTGAACTTGCCTGAGACTTTGTTTTTAAATTCTACTATGCTGTTTCCAACTTCTACCAAAGTGTTCTTCATTGATATNAAAGCATCTATTGTTGATGTCACTATGTCTACCACTACTCTGATGGCATCAAATAACAAACCAAATGCATCTATCACAAGATTCAAACCTTGTCCTAACAGTCTACCAAGTCCACCAATCAAATCTTCATTGCTGTCTATAAATTCTCCTAAACCACCTGTTGCATCTGCAAGACCATCTAGGAATCCACCTTTGCCCTTACCACCAAATGCCACAGCCGCTTTCTTCATACTGTCACCAAAGTTAGAAAATCTTGTTGATAATGATTGTAGGGCTATTTCTGTTGCACCACCAAATCTGTCATCAAATCCTTCAAACAAAGCATCTCTGATCTGTTTGGCACCTTCTGCCGTCTTACCCAAGTTGGAAACTTCTAATCTGGTAATACCTAATTTTTCATTCAATACATCAAATACAGGTAGACCTCTGTCTTGTAATCTTTGTAGTTCTTCTAGACCCAAACCACCTTGCATCGTTCTGGTAAACAAATCAATTGATGATCTAAATGCACCAACTTTGTCAGTTGATACGGAAGCCGCATCTGAGAAACTCAATAATAGTTCTTCAGTTGGTTCAATACCTGCACCTTTTAATTGTGTAAATGCTGATGTGATTAGATCAATGTCTAAGGGCAGTTTACCTGCTATGTTTTTGACTCTTTCAAAAGCCGCGGCACCTTCGTCCACACCTCCAAATACCGCATTCAAGGCCAATTGTAAATCTTCAAACTCTGCTGATGTCTGTGCTACTTCTTTAATCAATAAACCCAAACCAAGACCAGCAATAGCACCTTTTACTCTTGAAAAGGCCAATGCACCTGCTGTTCCTGTGTTGCCAAAACTCTTGTTGACTCCACCTAGGTTTGTTTTAAGTTTATTGACTGAATTTACAGCACCTGAACTATCAACGGTTATCTTAAGATTTACTACTTCTGTTGCCATTTTTTAGTATCCTTCTTCATTTGTTTCTCCTGCTGTTTGTGTGCAGTTGAAACATACTCTCTATCCATTTCTTGGATAATAGCAATGAATTCTTGTTGATCCTTTATGCCACACCATTTGCAATAATGCAAAATTGAAGGAAATGGAATAAATCCAACTCCTCCACTTGTATTTAACCTGTCATTGGCTAAAGAGTTATAAGCACTTACATATATGTCCAAGTGTTTTGGATATGTAGGTGCTCTGTTTTGAATGGCTGGTATATGACTATGAGGCCCCCACTCTGCCATCCATCTAGTGAGTGAGGTTAGGACTTTTTTTTGTCGTCAACTACTTTTTTAATTGCAGTTGCCACTTTCACTGATTCAGCATCTACAAAGTTTCTGAATTGTTCATAGTTGGTCAACATCTCTTTGGCTTTGTCGTGACTGTATGCACAAGGTTGTCCTTTGTCTTCAACCTGTTCCCAATCTAATAAGATAGTGTGGGCTTTGATTTCAGATTCAATTTCTACCACTTGTTTTGCTGTGAGTTTGTCCAAACCTCCACCTTGTAGTTCATTCATTTTGAACATCTCAAGAGTTTTGTTTTTGAAGGCTATGTTGTTTGCTGGAGCGATAAAGAACTTTGCATTTTGGTGCTCCACCCATTGTGCATTTGTTTTTGGATCCGTAGATCCGTACTGTTTTGTAAAATCCATACTTCTAATCCTCGTTTGTTAAACAAGTATTTATATGGTATTATTATGCTTGATTTTTAACTAGAGCTACTGTGAAATCATCTGATCCAACTGTTGTCTTAACAGCTTGGAATTCAAGTTCCATTAACACATCTTCATCATTACCACCTGCTAAAACTTGAGCTGATGTTAAGATAACTTCTGGCATATAAAATCTGTAATTGTTTGTTGAATCACCAAT